AGCAGGCTCAGGGTGCGTTAGCACGATAGTCAGGACTTCCTCTGCGGTCATCAGTCTAGGGGTGACTCCGTGAGACTCCTCATAGACTTCGACTGCCTCAATAGGTGCGGTAGCCCCTAGTAGCAGTTCCCTTACGCCCTTCTTATAGTCGAGCACATAGTTATAAGTAGTTCCCTTGATTGTCACGCTTACTCCGTAGTGAGCCATTTGTATTACTACCCTTCTCTTTTATAGGAGCCCCTTGCCCCTACAGAAATAAAGATAATACATACCCCCCTAGTTGTCAAGTAGGAAGTCAGACATAGTTCTATCTTTTTTAGATTGTTATAGGAATGTTATCTAAATCTTTTACATAGGCAGTCACAGTAAAGAGCGTAGGTCGAGGAGACTTCTCAAGTTGTTTCTAGTTACTCCAGCGTGACTAGGCAGTTATCGAATTCTCACATTCTTTTATAGTGACCTTAGTCACATAGCCTATGTCTTGACTAGTCATTAGCACTTGACCCCTCAGACTGCCAGAGCACAGCACTATAAACAACATACCCAAGTTCACAGCCAGGTAAAAAAAAATAAAAGACCTTCTTTACTTTTTACTTTTGTTTTTTGTAAAATAAAAAAAATAATTTATTTATTTTTGTTTTATTTCCGGAAACGATTTGGAAAACGCGCCAGATTAAGCACTACCTTCTCGCAGGCCAAAAGCAAATAATGGAAAGGTTCATATATTTAGATGCTTCGTCCAAGACTTAGGGTGGCAATCTGATATTGACAAAAACCCTACTAAGTTAGGAAGATAGGCTAGGAATCACCCCTAAAAATCTGTGGCAATCTTTCAGTATGGAAATAATCTCCAAGGACTACCACGCTAACGGCGGGGCAGTCCCATTTATGGTTGCACTTATTGATGACCCAGCCGATGGCGACACGAAACTCGTTATTATGTTCGATGAACGTGACTATGTTGCAGTTTTATCTCTAGACTACCTCTTGAGGGATGAAGATATATCAGCAAAGTTTAATGGATATCACGGAGATAAATATGAAAAACTTCGTGAAGAACTGTGGGACGGATTTTTCTAAGACTCTATAGGAAAGGGGGAATATCGTGACAACGATTGCTGGAATACAAGGCGAGTCTTGGGCTGTCATAGGTTTTGACTCACGAGTCACTGAAGATAATCAAAAGATATATACCCTGCCTAAAGATAGTGGCAAGGTTTTCAAAAATGGAAACTACCTCCTTGGTGCCGCTGGGGATATGAGAGCAATCAACCTTCTCCACCATGTTTTCAAACCACCTGTAATAAGTGCAACGACTTTTGGATTAAAACTAGATAAATTTATCTCTACGCACTTTATCCCTGAACTCAAGAAATGTTTTGAAGATGCCTCCTACTCTAAAGACGGTGAGCACGAGTCGCAGTTGATGGTAATTATAAATGGAACCCTGTATGAAATTGGAAATGATTTTTCTTGGGCTACAGACGAGTCTGGCGTATATGCTATTGGCTCTGGCTCTGACTATGCACTAGGTGCAATGCACGCAGCACTTGAGACCAGAAAGAAAACAATTACAACTTGTAAAACAATTATTCGCCAAGCAATAAGTATCTCATCTCGTCTTGACCCTGGAACTAGCGGTCCTATTCACGTCCTGCATCAGAACTACTAACGCTCCTGTACGCCTCTAAAAAAGGCTGTACAATAGGCTAGTGATACAGAAAATCAAACTACCTGACGATGAAGTCCGCTTTCTGTCATCACTTCCTTTAGGTCTCTTTCACTCTAGGCTTCGCTCCCTTTGGGATGCTGGCTGGTCTCTCAAGAGTATTGCTGACTCGCTCAATCCACCTAGCCCGAAGTCCACAGTTCACTTCTGGGTGAAAAATGCTCACATTACAGAACAAAGACGTCCTATACCAACGCCTCCACCAAAATCTCTTACTGTCTCTGCTCCTATTGCTAATGCTCCCCGTGCTCGTTCTATCTCACCAAAAGTTCCAGAAGAGATGAAGCAACGCATTCAAGAGTTGTCTTTACTTTCACGACGCTATAGAGCAAAAACATCACCAGATAGTCCGCTAGCACTTGCTAATCGTGAACTCACCGAGACTGCTTTATTTCTTTATCATCGTGGCGTTCCAGCAGCAGAAATTGCAAAAGCAGCGGGAGTTACTTATCGTGCAATGGCAAGGCGTATAGCAAATGGCTAAAATCTATAAGACTGCCTCTGGTACTTATTCAGAGGATGAACTTGTTATTGCTATCTGGCTTAACTCGAAGCGTAATGCAAAGCGACCACAAGCAAGAATGCTCGAGACCCTTACCTCTGGTAAGTCTTCCTACCCGATTGCTTTTCCTATCGCTAAACTTCAAACAATCAAAAGTTGGATGTTCTGCCCGGTAGCAAAGTCCTCAGAAGAACTAGATGCTCACTTATCTTCTAAGGAAGTCTCTCAACTCAACCCCGTGCTAGTTCCTCTCACTCTTGCTAGACTAGCCCTTGGCTGGGACACCTTTCATATCCCATCGGAATATACGGAGAAATAATGAGAATAGCAGCGGATGTTTTTCCTGCCGTAATTGCTATTGCTCCAGAGGGTTCTATAGAACTAGGTGAACTCTTACCTAAAGGTCAAGCCCCTGATAAAACACGCAAGGTATCTCGATGTCGAGTAGTTGTTTTAGACAACTTCCTTATGATTGTCCGCGACTATCCAGATGCTCCTCAGAAACTCATATTTAGAGAAGAACTTATGACACTTGCCAAAGATAAAGATGGCGTATGGAGAGGCGTGACAGAAAATAATAAACTTATAGCATTTCGTAAGGATAAAGACTGCGACTGCGGGACTACACTCATGTCTTGGAATCCCTACGCTTGGAGTCGCAGTGTCTAATTTCCTAGAACTAACTATCTTTGGCTTGGCTACCTACCGACTGACTCGCCTCATCAATAGAGATGAAATCTTTGCCCCTCTGAGAAATAAGTTCTGGAAAAAGTTTCCACCAGAAAAATCCCATCTAGGCTACCTTCTCACCTGCACTTGGTGCGTAAGTATTTGGTCAGCATCACTTATTGAAATATCGCGTATCATTATCCCTAACATAACCCGTTCAGTGGCGATTGTTCTTACTCTCTCCGCTATTACAGGTTTGGTGACCGCGTATGAAAACAAGTGATTGTTTCATATTCCGTGACAAAGACGAGGAGTTCTAATGGGTATTTTTAATCGTGAAGAGCCTGAAGAGGCACCCGTTACCCCTGCACCTCGTAAAAAGGCTGCTTCTAAGCCTCGCGGAAAATCTAAAGCCACAACTCGCTCAGTTCAATATGTTGAGAAACCACGTAAGCAACCAGTAACAGGTCTTGCTTCTGTTTTCGGTACTGGAATTCAACAAGCCTCCCCTGTAAGTTTCTCTGCGCCTCGCACTATGACTGCCGCTGCAGTACAGATGAAACTCAACGATAAAGACGAATACGAAAAATTTAAGTCTCGACGTACCTCTTCCTCTTCTGCTTGGCAGGCCGAGGCTTGGGAATACTACGATGCAATTGGTGAAATCAAGTATGCATTCAATCTTGTTGCATCTGTAGTTTCACGTATTAGAATTTACGCAGCAGTTATTGAAAACCCTCACGAGGCTCCTATAGCAGTTGGAACTTCTTCTAAAATTGACCAACAACTTTCTGGTGCTGCAGAGCGTGCTCTACATCGTCTTGATTCTGCATACGGAGGACAAGCAGGTCTTCTCAAAGATGCTGCTCTCAATCTTTCAGTAACTGGAGAATGTTATTTAGTTCAGATGCCAGAGCGTCCTGCATCAGGTATCCCTGAGTCCTGGGATATTCGTTCTACAGATGAGATTCAAGTAGATGCTCGTGGTGGATTTACTATTATTGGTCGTCGTGAGCAAGCAGCAGGCGGTGGAAGCAATAGAGATGCTCTTAGCAACAGTCTTTCTAAGAATGCATTCGTAGGACGCATCTGGCGTTCACACCCTCGCTATTCTGATGAAGCAGATTCAAGTATTCGTGGTCTACTAGACCTTTGCGCTGAACTACTTCTTCTCAACCGAACATTTCGTGCAACAGCACGCTCTCGCCTAAATGCTGGCGCACTTTATTTACCAGATGGTTTATCAGTTGCATCAGGTGGCGACCCAGATTATCCATACGATAGTGATGATGAGCTAAGTCCTGGTTTTACTGCTGAAGAGGCAGAAGATGAGTTTGAAGAACAACTTATTGATGCAATGACTACTCCGATTCGTGACGAAGAATCAGCATCAGCAGTTGTTCCACTTATTATTCGTGGTCCAGCAGAGCTTGGCGACAAGATTAAGCAATTCAAGTTTGAGCGTTCATTCGACCCAGCACTTGCTGAGCGTTCTGACCGCGTACTAGAGCGCATTTTGCAGGGACTTGATGTTCCAAAGGATGTTATTACTGGACTTGCAAACGTAAAGTATTCAAACGCACTTCAAATTGATGAGACTTTATATAAGGCACACATTGAACCGTTGATGCTTCTTATTTGCGACGCTCTTACAGTTGTCTATCTTCGCCCATATCTTGCAGCACAAGGCTACAGCCCAGCGGATGTAGAGCGAATTGTTATTTGGTATGACCCATCTGCTATTGCAACTCGTAATGACCGTGCCCAAGATGCTGATGCAGGTCTTGATAGAGGCGCAATCTCTATGGATACTTGGCGTCGTGCTCACGGCTTCTCTATGTCAGATGCGCCAACTCCTACAGAAGTGGCACTTACACTTCTGAAAGAAAAGGGTGTCATCACTCCAGAACTTACAGAGTCAATGCTCTCTGCAATCGCACCAGATGTTATGAACGCTGTTCGTCAAACACAGCAAGCACAATCAGCTGCACCAATCCCACCAGAGGTTCAACAGGCGCTAGATGCAGCACTTGCAACACCTTCAACAACACCAACACAAGGAGCATAAAATGGCTATTGAAAGCCCAGAGTTAGTAAACTCATTGGCTAACTGCCTCGGAAATACTGTTGTCTTCTACTTCAAGGCACACGGTCATCACTGGAACGTTCAGGGAAGCGATTTCTCAGAGTTCCATTCATTCTTTGAAGCAATTTACGAAGATGTATATGAAGCAATTGACCCTATGGCAGAAAACCTTCGCAAGTTAGGAGCACCAGCACCTTACAAGTTGGCTGAGTTTGCTCGTCTTGCAGATATTAAGGATGGCGACATCGGAGTAAACGCTATGTCAATGGTTCAAGACCTTCTTGATAACAACGAAATCCTTATCAAGTGCCTCAAGGAAACTTTTGATATCACACAGACTGCTAACGAGCAGGGAATTGCTAACTTCATCGCAGAGCGCATTGATATGCACGAGAAGTGGCGCTGGCAGTTGTCTTCATACCTTGCTTCACCATCAGCGAGCCCATTCGGTATCTAAAAATGGCTCAGCAGTGGATTCCGACTACTAAAGTAGAGAAGGCACAGTTCGTACCTGTACCTCCTGCTCCTAAAGTTGTGCCCGCTGCTTCGGCGACGACAAAATCATCTTCAAAGAAGATTGTTTTTGGAAAAGCAACTGAAAAAGCATTACATAATAAAGTTGTAGAGCACAATAAGAAGGCTCCAGCAGGTCGTAAGGCGACTCTTGCAATGCTCAAGGCTGTTTATCGCCGTGGTGCAGGTGCATATGTTGCTTCACATCGTCAAGGAGTCAATCGTAATCAGTGGGCTATGGCTAGAGTCAATGCTTATCTCAAGTTACTTCGTACTGGCAAGCCAACTAACGTAAGTTATAAGGCTGACAACGATTTGCTTCCAAGTTCTCATCCGATGAGTAGTAAGAATAATTCAATAGTCGCTTCTGGTGTTGACGCCTATGAATCAGAATTAACTATTACTCTTGGAACAAAAGATTCTTATACATATCCAGAAGATGCAATCCTTGCTCTTACAGAGTTCTCTGGTTATGGATATGAAGCAGAGCCAGCAATTCGTGCATCTTGGCTACGTGCAGTTCGTAACAATGAAGACCCTTTTGTTAGAGCATCAATTCTTGCATCTCTAGGAACATCTAGTTTGGATGCAGATTTGCTACCGAAGATAGAGGACACCGCAGACAATGAGTAGAATCATTCGCCGTTTCAGTTATGCCATTTCTTCAAATGGAAAACTGTCATCTTCTTATGACCAAGCGCTCTCACTTCGTGACATGGCGCTATCTATGGTTGAAAAGGCGAATCAGACTGCTCTAGGAAGCCGTAAGGTAACTCGTAAGGCTGCATTTACTGTTGTCCAGCGTTCACTAGAGACAACAAATGACTTGCCATTTTCTATGCGTGAGCATATGGCAGTCAAAGAACTTTCACAGTTCATCAATCTTTTCAAAAATAACAAAGAGACTTCTCTAACTTTCTCTCACACTGACCTTCTCCCAATCGCTCACCCACGTTCAACTCGTAGCCACTCTATGACAGCATCTGCTCTCAAGAGCGCTCGTTCACGTTGGTACTCAGATGATTCACGTATTACAGATACTCGTGCTCGTGCAATTCTTGCATCAGCAT